CGCCCATAATGTCTAATGCTCTGTTAGGATCTGATAAATCTTTTTTAGTTAGGGAAGAGCCTTTACTTGCTCTTGCAATAATTCCCATCTGTAGCTGTTGCAATAGCTCTGGATTTCCTCCAGAGAGTTGCATGAGGGTCGCATAGCCTTTAGATCCTGGATTAAGGACCATCATGGCTTGCTCTTTAGTTATCTTACGTCCGCCATATAGGAAGCCATATGCCTGATTAACAAGCTGGTTAGGAGCAACGAGGTTTCCTTGGCGATCACGTGCTCGTATACCCGCACGTAAGAAGCTCATCGCATTTATTCCAGCAAATGCGCCAGCTACTTGTTCATTAGACGCTCCGGTCAAAGCAGACATACCGCCTACTTGACCCATAATGCGTCGTGAGCTTAAAGTGTTAGCTAAATATCCGCCCTGATAGCCCAGCGTAGCTGCAGCCGCAGTAGGTCCCATGGCGCTAGTTGCACCGCCACCTACTAGCCTATTAGACTGTGCTATTAGGCCTTGAGCACCCATCCCGCTGAGTCCAGCAAGAGAATCAGCGTAGATTCTTTGTGTAACGGCGGACATGGTGTTTGGAGCCATGCTGTACGCTGTAGCTCCAGCAGCAAGGCCAATAACGCCCAAGCCCATGGCTTGCTGTTGACGTCTAGTTCCGCTACTAAAAGCACCTAAACCTAGTGTTTGACCGCCAACACCTTTGTTCCCGGTTGTGGCTTCAAGTAAAAGATCGCGGTATTCTCTGGCGTTCTTAACTAGCTTTTCAGAATAATCTACAAGTTTTTTCATGCCCGCATCGCTCTTAGAAAATACTTTATCTAAGACTCCGGGCATGGATGTAAAGTTTTCGGAGTCCGAAGCTCCGACCATATTCTGTCCACCGGGTGGAGTTGCCATTAATTCACCGCCTTAGGTCTGCTCATAGCTTTGTCTAACCACATCATTCTTTCTCTAAACGACAACGATTTAATATCGCTTAAAGACCATCCTGGATAGAAGTACACTAAATAGTTATAGGCCTCTATAACTAATTCGTAACTTGTTTCATTCTCGAAACAAGTCTGCCAGGGTTAGTGGCAGTGGTACCTCCGCTTCGCAAGATGTGCACGATTTCTTTATTTCGCTAAGTTGTGGTCCGGGGTTGCGGTCTGTTATGGCCTTGATTAAATCACGGCGATCTTTAAGACTTAGGTCCTTGATCTGCTGTACGTTGAGTACAGGCATGCCGTTTATGGATTCAATACAGCTCTTTAACAAGATGGTGTCTAGTTCAGCTGCATTCTTATTTGTTGCATTTACTAGCGCTTTTTGAGCGCTTCCGGTAGGAAGTCCTACCGTTACTTTTCCTACTTTGCAATCAAGTGTAAAAACTCGGTCTGACTCATCTAGAGTTTTTGTCTCTACGTCTGTGCTTAGGTCTATCTCAAAGGTCTGCTCTTCTCCGCAGCTAGTGCAGATAGGCATTACTTTTACCTTAGGTCCAAACGTTGCAACTCGGATTGCAAGAAGCAAGGCTTCTCGATCTCCGGCTAGAAGAGAATCTAAAGTCTCTTTGTCAGCAGGCTTATCGCCTACTTTTACTGTAGCTCTTTCTAGAATAGTCAATAGAGCTTTTCCAGGGTCTCCTATGCGAGCAATGATCTCTTCATCGGATCCGGTAAGTTCTCTAATTTCAGCAGTATTTATAGTTCCGTCAAAAGGATCTGTTAATCCTCCTGGAAGAACTACTGATGTATCAGGTGGTAGCGACACTTCTACTTTTGGTGTTGGTGTCGCTACCTCCTGAGCAGAAGTAGCTTCTGCTACAAGCTTATTTGCAAGTGCAGGGTTATTTGATGCGCTGATAGTTTCTGTAGCCATTTAGTTTACCTTTTCTTTATTTTACAGTGCTGAAATTACTGTAGTGTCTGAGAGCTTCTGTGCAGAACCTGACTGAGTGTAGTTCTTAGCAAAGGTTACATCGAAGCCTTCGTGTACAAGAGTAATTGATTCAACGAGCAGGGTGTTTGATCCAGCATCAAGATCGCTGTAGGACAACGAAGTTATCCAAGCGTTGTTAACACGGAATCGAACAGATGCATGTTGATCATATGCAGTATCCACTGCAGCTGTGCCACCAGATCCAGCGTATGCTGCTGGGTTTGGATGGCTTAGTACTGCGATATCTAGATCGCAGCGGAAGTCCGCACCAATTCCACTGGTTGCATTTGGAGTCAACACAGAGAATAGACGGCGCATCCAACGAGCATGAGAATCATTACCAAGCATTACTCCCTTTGATAGGGTGATTGGTGTAAATGAGCTCTGTCCAGGAATCTGGTGGAAGTTAGTGTTATAGCCACCTTCACGGTAAGCTATAGACTCAGTAGAGACACTTAGTCCAGAAAGAGAGACGAAACCCATCTTTCCAAAGGAAGATCCCCACTTAGAATCGTTAGTTTGAGGGAGAAATTCAACCACAAACTTAAAATTACGTACCGGATCTGTTAAGAGGGTACTGAGGGTGTTATTTACGGGCATCTTTATCTATCTCCTTATGCCGAAGCTGTTCCGGTTATCTGACCAAGCTTGATCACAATAAACTCAGCTGGATACTCAAGGGCCACGCCAACTTCAATGTTAACACGACCATTTTGGATATCAGACTGGCTTGTTGTGCTTGCATCTACTTTTACGTAGTAAGCCTTGTCTGGACTGGATCCACGCAATCCGCCTTGCTGCCAGTAGCCACGTAGGAACGAGCCAAGGGCAACACGTAATTGAGACCACAGACGTTCGCTGTTGTTCTCAAATATTGCGAATGCGCTTCTATCAGTCAATTCTTTCTTAATATAGGTAAGAGAACGACGTACGCTGATGTAGCGATCTCCTGGAGTATTGTTCAGGGTGCGAGCGCCCATTACAACAATTCCGTTTCCAGGAACTTGGCGGATAGCGTTTACTGGAACTGCACCAGTATTTAGGTCATCCAACTCAACGTTGGTGAACTGACGCTCCGTTGCTACAGCTAGTGCTACGCGGTTTGTCAAACCTGCAGGGGCTTTGAAAACTCCGCGAGAAGCATCTGTAGCCAAGAACTGGCCCATCATTGCTGCTCCTGGAGCTTGAGCTCTTGTTGCTCCGCCAGATGCACGTAGAGTGTCTGGAATAAGCAACCATGGGAAGTACGCGGCAGCGCATCCTCCGTCTGAATCTGGTGCAGCAGCCTTAACCTCTGTAAAGAATGTCTTAGCTGTTGCTACGGTTTCTCCGATAGGTGAATCAATAATTGCAAATGCGTCTCCGCGAAGCTCGCAATAGTTGATTAGATCCCCCTGGATATTTATCGCAAGGGTTCTTTCTGTACTTGTTCCTGTTGGAGTGTAGATATATGCTGCAGCAGGAATGTTAAATAGAAGGGGATTCTGAATAGCGTCAAAAGTAGCTAGAGCTACAGAGTAATCAGTTCTGCTTGGAGCTGATCCATTTACGCCACCAGTTAGATCCTTTAGACCATCAATTTCTGGAAGATCGTCAGGAGAAACAGAAGCAGAGTTTTGATCCGCTACTGTTACGTATGCTGAAGAAGAATTTATGACAGATACCACATAACGAGGATCTGTTGAGTCCATGCTTAGATCAGTAAATTGTTCAAGAAGATTTGAATTAGCTACAGAGCCAATTGGAGCTCCATAAACTAAAAGAGTGAATCTATTGCTAGTTCCTGCTTCTTGTACTTCTACTGCAAGGTCATTTCCCCATGCTCCTTGGTTAGCTGCTCGAACCAAGAGGGTGTTCAATGCTGAGTTTGAACGGTCTGTCAATACTACAGAGGACTGCGCTGCTCCTGAGCCTAGAATACGTCGCACATAAAGCTGACGACCACCATTGGCAAAGAAGTTGTATGCTGCCCATGTAGTTGGGTATGCGTCTTCAAGACTTCCAAAAGTCTTGACAAATTGTGTCCAAGAAGTTACAAGAACTGGAGTTACTGATGGTCCCTTTGCAAGGGTACCCACCAAAGCTCCTGCTGCCGTGCCCACATCTGCAAGCGCGACTTCTTGAGGAAGCTCAACTTCTTGAATAAAGACGCCTGGTCTACTATATGTAGCCATTCGATTTTACTCCTTACTGTTAGGTTTTCTTTGGGTTCCGAATTTATATCTCTATTGGTTCGAAGTCTGTAAATTGCTCTTCTAGTGTGATGTTTGGTGGTGTTAGCACTTCGTATACTTGGTTCAACTGAGCTGGGAGGAATTCCGAGCTAACTTGAACATTGTAGATATTACTGAACAGTCTTTTATCTTGTTCTGTAGTATCTCGTTTAACGAACCCCAGCACATCTACCCTGCGTACAGTGCCATCTTCAGGGATTTGTAGGAGTCCGAACCTAAGTGGTAAACGACCTGGAGCAAATAACGCATTGATTATTTGTCGATCATGTCGTGGTTGACGAGAGTATGTAGTTATCTGATATAACAAGTTAACTGGTATTGGATACCAACCCTCGTACTCTTCTTCTGAATCTGCTCCTTCTGGAAGATATCCATAAGGAACATAGCCTCTGTGTGCTCGTTCAAAAGCTTCATTTATTCCAACAAGCTCAATTGTAATGTATGGGTAGCTCTGTTGACGGATCTCAACGTCTGGCTGACCAAACCAAACCCCTACAGATCTGGTTGGATTCCCGGAATCCGCAACAGTTATGCCAGATAGCAGAGTCTTTAGAGCTTGATCTTCATTTATTAAATAAGGCATCAGATCAACCTAGCCTTCTTTAAATGTTTTTCTATCTCATTTTCCATACCAGTCTGGTACAGATCTTGAAGAAAAGTTCGTATGGCAGGGGCTGGA